GGCGTAGCCCACTGGGGGGTATGGGGGGTGCAGACCCCCCATGTCACCCTACTGGAGCGAATGGCTCCCACTTCAACGCCAACCCGCTACACTTAAGGCAGGAGGTGCATAAACATGGGTGTTGATGAATCGGAGGCCGCCCAAAAAAAATGAGCGACCAATAGGCCGCTCACGCTCGCAAGATGCGCGAATCTGGTGCTACTTGGTATGCCATCGGTGATCACTTTTCTGTGTCCCATACCACAGCCCGCCGTGCCGTTTTGGGCGACAATCGGGAGCGAATGTTTGTTTTGCGCCACTACCTCTAACCCCAAACCAAACCGAAGACGTGGGTTCGATTCCCATCACCCACTCCAGCAGCTTCGAGCCCGCGCCATGCGGGCTCTTCCTGTTGAGCCTCTTGAGCATCAGTTCCTTGCAGGCGCTGTCTTTCTCAGACTCCATAGCAGCGATGATGATCCATTGATCGACTGGTTCACCCAGCCGTTCAGCCAGTGCGCCTGCTATCGCCGGGCTGAGGTTACCCCGATATTTGGCGTTGTGGATTGACTGTCTAGACAAGCCAAGTTCACGAGCCCAAACGCTCAAGTTTTTTACTTGTTCTGCCTTCTCTATCAGGTTTAGAGTAGTTTGCATAGAGGGTTTTCCATATGTTGCTCAAAAGATACACGTCATGATGACATTATGGGGTTTTTTTTGTCCTTGCAGTGATTACCTGTTAGATTCTAGTGTCATCAAGTCGGTTACACCTCCAACCCTCCCTTCCACACCATGCCTACCTTCAACCTCCTCGACTCCATCAAGCGGGCACACCAGGCGCGGGCGGTTGGGCAAGCGCAGCGCCGCCCTGCTGCCCGCGCTTGCTCCCCTGCTCTAACAGGGGGGGAAAGTACCTCCAAGGTAGGCGAAGGGCTCGGGGCGAAAGTTGACTGGTTGACTGCGACATGGAAACCTGAACCTGATCTCCACGTGGGTGTCATGGTTTATGAATGGCTCACAAAATCCATGATGGGTGTCATGGGTGAGTCTGTTTCTGGCATGTTTGGCTACGCTCAAGGTGTCAGGTTCTACATCCCTCAAGGTGGTCTTGCTACCCACGTTGCTCGCGTGGACTGGGGCGGAGACCATCACGGCGGAAGGGCTCGCATCGACATATCCGGCGCTGGCTGTGCTCGTATCACCAGTTTTCGCGATTTCATGGTCACGCTAGCCCACCTTGCCGACACCAAGCTTACTCGTGTTGACCTCGCTGTCGATCTTCTGAACGGTGAATACACCGTAGAGGATGCTGTGACGTGGTACCAAGACGGTGATTTCAACGCTGGCGGTCGCATGCCCCGCCACAGCCTCATGGGCGACTGGCTCGACCCTAAGCATGGCCGCACCCTCATGGTAGGCCGTCGTGAGAACGGCAAAGCCCTGCGCGCCTATGAAAAAGGTCGCCAGCTAGGTGACTTTTCCTCACCCTGGACCCGCTTTGAGGTCGAGATCCGCAACACCGATCGAGATATACCCCTTGATGTATTGGTCAACTGTGACACGTATTTCACGGGTGCCTACCGCTGCTTAGAGCGCATCCTCGATGTGGCAGGAACCCGCATTGCCACGCACCAAAAAGAGGGTGAGATCTCCATCGAACATCTGACCGAGTATGCCCGCATGAGCTATGGCAAGTTGGTTCATGTCTTGCGTTCTCAGGTTTCTGTCGATGACCTTCTCGAATCAATCACCCGCCCCGGCATACCGAAGCGGCTCGAGCGTGCAAGCTTGGGCGGGTTTTTCAACGGGCCGCCGACTGGCCTTCACCACTAAAGGGGTAAAACATGCATGTCAAACAAGTCTGTATCGTCAAAGGTGCTGGGTTCTTCAACGATACCGTCGAAGGTACGCCCTACGACAACGGTCAACTCTTCATCGAAGAGCCCTTTGATCGGTCGCGTCCCAACTACCGCGGGTTCAGGACGGTGGAATACAAGTGTCTGGATTCAGCTGTCGTTAAGCCTCTGATGGATTTCGCCTTTCCCATCACCGCCGAGGTCAGCATGGAAATCTCGGCCACCAAGCGTGGCCAGCAGATCATTGTCACCGGCGTCAAGATGATCGACAAAGCCATGGCCACACCTGCCGCCAAGGTCTGATTGCAGCCCATAGCCCCTACTTAATCGAGGGGCCTTGGGGTGCAATTTCGCACCTTCTCAGGAGTTTTCCTATGGCCTTCCTTACGTCCAAACTGGCCCAGATCATGGCCTTCTTGGCCTTGTCTCTCGGCATGTCTCCAGCCTTTGCTGCTCTCCCTGCTGAAGTCACTGCTGGCATCACCACAGCCGGTGCAAACCTTGCATTGGCTGCAACGGCCATCATCGTGGCACTGATTGCCTTTTGGGGTCTGCGCAAGCTGGCCCAGAAGATGGGCTGGTGGTAAATCGACCCCAGGGGTTCGACTTGGAAACCAATACCCAAACCATTGTGGTTCAGGTCGAACCCGCCCCGCCAAGCGCCGAACGCATAGGCGACCTCTTGGCTCTTTTTTATGCCTTCCTCGCCGTGATCGTGGTGATCTGGGGCCTTCGCAAGATCATTGACTTGTTCAGCGGGGATACTGAGCGATGAAACATTATGCCTTCACCTATAGAAATGTTCTTTGCTGCGGGCTTATTTATGCTGCTTTGGGTTTTATTCAAGTAGCAAACGCGGGGTTTGCTCAAGTAAATCCACCATCAGAATTTTCAGTAGCCAATGGACAGCACCATTTTAGAGCTGCCAATGCAAATGCTTTCATTAATGGAAGTGCCAAAGCATCAGGCACAATGAATGTCGGCGGTAACGTAATTCGATTGCCAGTCTATGCGCGAGTTGCAGCCAATGCGCCAGAATTCGCAGCACGATACTTATTCCGTCACCCAGCATTAATTGTAGGTTCAGCCGCAGCCTCGATCATTTTACCTGCTGGTGTAGAATGGTTGAACAACCAATGGGTTCAGCAGATACCTAACACACAAAACAATTACCCAATATCCGATGGCTTTTTATGGGGTAATTTCTGGTACCCAAGCGGACAAGTTTTTAATGATCCGCGTGCGGCATGCAATTTTTGGGCGAATTCCCCATCTGCTGGCGCATGGGTTCCATTAACTGGTTTTACGTGCGAACTCATGTTACCTATACAATCTCCATCTCAACGAACATTTGAGCTCAATAGAAACGGTCAACCTTTTATACCTTCTGGATGGACCACACCTTGGACGTTTAGTGTTTCACACATTAGACAATCCAATTGCCCTATCGGATGGTTTGCAACTCCTGCTGGCTGTGTTCAACAGCTTCAACCCATCACGCGCCCCTTAACGGAGGAGGAATTTGTTCCACTAGTTGCACCAAGAATTAACCCTGCACAAGTCCCTCAAATTATTCCATTTACTGTACCAATACCAATCGAACGTCCTACTATTAACCCTGCACCTAGGATTGTGCCAGTACCATATATTCCACCCGTTCCTAGACCATTAATTGTGCCATTGTCTGACCCAATACCTATACCGGAAATTTCACCCGGTCATTACAGACAACCTCTAGTCGAAATTATCCCTTCACCAACAACGCAAAATCCGTGGCGTGTGTCATTAAACCCTATCCAAAGAACATCAACGTCACCAAGTGGCGTTCAGGAACCAACATCAGTAATTGATCCTGACCCACTTGCACAGACTAGAAGATCAGAGGACCCAAGTTCTGATTTTTGCCTGCGCAACCCGAACGTTCTAGCTTGCGCACCAGTTCCCACATTGGACATACCCGAAGGTGAAATTAACAGAATAACGGAAACACTTACTTATGAACCCCAGCAATTCCTCGGCGGCGGAGGAAGTTGCCCAAGGGCAGTTACAATTAATCTTGCCGGAACCCAAATAACTGCATTTGACACGCCAAAATATTGCCAATTCATTGTCAACTATTTTCGGCCGGTTCTATTAGCTATAGCAGCGTTTACATCAATTATGATTGTCGCTGGTGGATTCAGGACCATGTAACATGAAAATCGGCACTTTCTTAGTTTCATTAGTTCAGCCGTTAATAGCTAGAGTCCTAACTGTATTAGGATTCGCTGTAGTTACAATTGTAGGTACTGATCAATTATTACAAGCATTAACAAATCAATTGGAACAATCTTTTCGAGGTTTACCGGTTGATATTCTTAATCTTTTTCTGTTGGCGGGTGGTGGTTTAGCTATGGGCATGATTTTAGGCGCAATTGCAACCCGTTTTCTGCTTTGGCAAATTCAAAGGTCAACACAAGTCCTAGGACGTAACCAAGCATGATCACGCTTATAACTGGCACCCCCGGCGCAGGCAAAACCCTATACGCCATTGCAAAACTATTGCAACCCGTCATCGGCACCACAGTCACCAAAAAAAACGATGATGGTTCATCCGAGGAAGTAACCCGCATCGTTTACACAAACATCAACGGCCTCCAGCTCGAACATGAACCTATTTCTAGCGGCGGCGACTGGGTCCAAGACACAAAACGCGCATGGCAATTTCAACCCATTGGTGAAGGTCAAGGTCTTCGTGACTGGCACAAATGGGCTAAACCCGGCTCCTTGATCGTTTATGATGAGTTTCAAAAAGTTTGGCCCATGGTCCCAAACGGGACTCCTATACCTCCAGACATTCAATCATTGGACACACACCGCCATTTAGGTGTTGATTTCATTTTAATAACTCAAAGTCCAAATAACTACAATCGACATATTCAGGGGCTAGTGGGTCGTCATCTGCATGTTAGGCGCATGGGCAATTTAGGTCTCACAGTCGTTTATGAATGGGACCATTGCAGCAAGCAATTGATGTATTCAAAAAGCATCAGCAAAGCCCCTTGGCGTTATGACAAAAGCATATTCAACCTTTACAAAAGCGCAGAGCTTCATACCAAAACACCAAGACGATTACCTGCCCTAGCTTTTGTGATAATTGCCGCTCTTGTAGGCGCAGCATTTCTTATACCTACTTTCATCTCAAGGTTATCAGAATATACAGAAATAGCAACACAAACTATAGAGCAAACACCTTCTGATGGACTTAATACACCAGTACAAACAACGTCATCAGCAGTAACACCAGAACAATTCGATTTTTTGGCTTATATACCTCGTTTAAGTCACCAACCTAATTCAGCTCCTGCCTTCGATCAGCTTAGGCAAGTCATCAACATGCCTAGAATTGCAGGAGCTTTATGCTCAACAACAAGATGTATTTGCTATACAGACCAAGGCACCAATACAGGTTTATCAAGTGAAGAGTGTAGATCATGGAAAGAAAACCCACCTTTTGACCCTTATACACCGCAGCAGTCATTTCAACCCAATATCAATCCGATATCATCACCCGACACGTCGCCTGCAACTTAAGCCCAAGTTTGAGATCTTAATTTTAGGTTTTGATTTTCAAACTATTTTCACTTCAAGGTAATTCAAATGCAAACAGAAACAAACCAAATTCGTGCTCAAGTTTTGAAAAATTTGCAGAAACGTTTTCCGGGTGTTAACTTTGATCTATGTGGTTTTAAAGGTCTCGTTGATTTAGAAACAGAGCGTTTTACAACATCGCCATCATTGGGGTCCGGGGCGAAGCCCCGGCGCAGCATCAAACCCATCAAACTGATTTAATTGATACATACTACATACTACATACTACATACTACATACTACATACTACATACTACATACTACATACTACATACTACATACTACATACTACAT